CTCGGTGTTAAACTCTTTAAGTACAAATGGTCTTGCCCCAGAAGTTAAGTCAATAACAGAACCAGTGTAGCCTTCATAGTATAAAGACACCCTACCTTGATAACCTTCAAGGCTATAAAAATCTATTCTATATTTCTCTTGTTTAGCCAACTCGATTGATTGTTCCGTTTGTTCTATTCAATACACCCACCAAATCACTACCACGTTGTGTAAATACTACTTGACCAGCTAATTGCATTCCACCACCGCTTAGATTAGCTAAGTTTGGTTGACCGCCACCACCGCCTTTGTTAATACCAAAACCTAATGATGATGTAATAGCTTGTAATACTGTTTTGAACCCACCTTTTGCACCACCAGCCGCAGCACCAAAACCTCCACTAAATATAGTAAATAAAAGCGATATGATACCCGTTGCAATTATCTTAGCAACTATTTGGTTGATGGCTTGTAATACCGCTTTGCCAAATTCTTTAAAGGCAAACTTACCAGTATTTAAAAAGTTCTCAAATACATCGCTGATTGGGTTAAAGAAAGTATCTTGTGCTAAATTAAATGCAGCATCGAGATTAGCTTCTTGCTTAATACTTTTTAAAGCATCTGAGGCTATTTGTGCATTTTCTTTTAATTTATTAGTGTTAATTGGTATAGGTGGTGGAGCAGTTGGTAAAGTTTTTGGAATGTTAATTCCAATTTCACGTTCAAGTTTTCTTCTTTCATTTATACTTCTTTCAAGATTCTTATTATCTTCTTTATTTAAGAAATCTTGTCTATCTATTCGTTCTTGTGTTAACCTAAGAAGTTCTACTCTTTCCTTCTCTGCTTGTTTTATTTTATCGTTGCTATTTTTAATAGCATCCTTGGTTTGTTTCTTTTCATCGTCTCTTAAAGTATCTAAATTATCAGAAAGAGTTTTCGCTTCACTTGATATTTTAGAAATTCCTAAAAGTGTTGGCTCTAAAGATTTAGTCCATTTATTTGTCTCTATTGTAATATCGGCAATTTCTTTTTTTGCATCTGCTACATCTTTGGCAAGTTCTTTTGCTCTTATATCTCTTTGTGCAGATAATGATTTTTCTTGTGAAGTTAAACCTTTGCCTTTTTTAGCATCAATTTTTGCTAATCTTTGTTCAAGATCAATTTCCTCTTTTCTTGCTGCTAAATACTTGCCATTTGCTTGAAATCTCCTTTCCTCAATGTTATCAAGTACCTTAGAAATCGCAGTAGCTTTTGTTTGTAGTTTTATAAACTCCAATTGAGCCTTTGCGTTTTCACCAATTAATTGTATGCTTTTCGCAGTAGATAGGTTTTGCTCATCTATACCAGCTACTACATCTGGGCTGATTTTTTTTAACTCTCTATAAGCTGCAAGTCTATCCTCTTGTTTTGTAGTTTCATTTTGTATTGTAGAAACTAATATATTTATTTTTGCAATTTGTGAACCCGTGCCTCCACTTGCCTCTAATATTGCTTTATTAAACTCAATTTGAGATTTTATTGCATTAGAATTAGCACTAAATAATACATTAACTGCATTACTTAATGAACCATACTTTTGTACTGCAACAGTGATACCAGATATTACTGCACCAATAGCAAAAGTAATACCAGCTGGGCCAATTAATGATGATCCAAGTGCTTTTAAAGCATTAATAGCACCACCACTCTTTTGTGATAATGTGCCTAATTGATCAAATAAAATTGGTAAGTTGTTTTGTATCGCAATAAATCCAAATGGGGCATCTCTCGCTACTTGACCAAGTGCATTTAATGATGCTGCTCCTTGATTTGCAGCTTGTGGTAACTTGCTTAACCCAACTGAACGAAGATTTGTTAAAGACCCTTGTAACTCAAGAATGTACTTATTTGTTTGTACAATAGCATCTCCAGTCTTGGTCTTTAACTCGGTTTGGACTTTCTTGAGTTCAGCCTCTACTTGTGAGATAGACTTTGTAAACTTAGAGACATCAGCACCAACCCGAAATATAAATTCTTCATTCATTGTCTTAACCTTTTGAATATTTCTCTTGCCTCACTATCACTAATGCCTCCTTGCGATTGCTCATCTCCTGGTAAACTCCACAAAGCCTCTGGAGTTTTTGGTGCGCTCTTTGGATCACCCATTAAGCGCACCATTGTAAACATCAAAAGTCTTGTTTGCCTATAAGTGTCGACCTTTTTCTCCTCGTGTCCTTTTATCATTAGGGACAAATGCCTTGGACTCATATCAAAGAAATCACGAGGCAAAAGACACAATTCACCAAAGGCAAATGCTTCTATTTCTTCCCACGAGATGTCTTTTTTTTTGGTTGGTCAACAACATCTAAAGCAGTTTGGATGTATTGGTTATTAGTCCAAATTTCAATAACGCTCTTTATTTGAGACATTACCTCCTCATTTGTCAAATTCATTTCTATCCAATCGACAATCTCCTCAAACTTTAGTGAAGGCTCAACATCTTTAACCAAGCAGTTATTAAAATAACCACTATAAATAATGTGAGCAAGACCAATCTCATTTAGGTCTCCACCTTGATACGACTTGCCTTCAACAAGCTTGTCTTGTAAGTATCTAAATGAAGCCATACCAAATTTAAGTCCGACCTTTTGGTCGTTAATAGTAATAGAAGTATAATTCATAAGTTAAATTAAGCAGTAATATCTAAAGCACCATTTGATTGGATTGTGCCAGAGAAGTTGATAAACTCAGTAGTAGATTGGTTCATAGTAAGGTCAGTAATATAACCCATAAATTGGTGATAATACACTGTACCTACTGATGATCCACTCACAGTTGGGTTTTGAACTCTAACACTAATTTGTGTCTTGTTTACCATTGCAGTTAATAAATCTTCATAAGATACTTGAGAAATGCTTGGAGCAGTCTCACAAATTGCATCAAAATCGACACTCATTTGTGGAGCAGATGGTGAAGTGAACGCACCGCAATTAGTTTGCTCGGTAGTAGCATCCATAGTAGTATTTACTGAAGATGTACGCAAACAAACAAGACTCTTGTAAGATGTGCCACCAGCTACATCGATTTCAACGTCTTGTAATGATCCTAAAATTTGTCCCATTTTACTTTTATTTTTGGTTAACTAAATTGCTAATTGTTATTATTTTCCTTGCTATAAAATTGTCTCCATTAACTACTGGCAAGTAAGTTGATAATGTTCTTGCCGTTGGAAAGACCTCAAAATTAGCATCATCAAAACCATCAACTTGCGTATCAGGTATTAATATGTTAAGTATTTGAGATGCGATATTATCAACGATACTATTATCGTAAACTCGATATTGTTCACTACTTATGTCAATGACAACATCAACAATATTCCCAAAGCTATTATTGGTGTTTGAAGCCACCTCGGTTATAGAACTAATGATAACATAATTTTGTGGCATTGTTCTAAATGGGTTTTGCCCATACACTGGTACATCCTTTCCATTGTAAGACAAATTACCATTTAAGGCATTCACATAAATTGTACGCACATTGTTACTACAATCAAGCATTTTTACTTCTTATTATCTTTATTGCCTCCTCCTTAAATTTAGGGTAGTAAGCTAATATTGATGGTCTCATATATGGTCTCGCTGGTAAGTTAACTTGCTTTATACCCCTACCTTTATATTTACTTGCAAGTGCGCTCCATTCTTTGTTCTCTGGTGGGATAAAACCATTACCAGTCCCAAATTCAACGTAAGCAGCATAATTAGTTTGAGCAATCAGGTAGTAAGAAAGAAATTGGTCTTTCTTTAATGAGATTGAGTTTCTTAGTCTACCAGTATCTACCGCAACCATATTCTTCGCACTTGTTGCCATTAATTCCCCAGTTGCGGCAAGTTCACGATCAAGTAAAGCGGCAGTGCCATTTACTTTTTCTTTATAGCGATTAAGCAATCTTTGGAATGCTGCATCACTAACTTGTATGTTTATCCCCTTTGCCACTATATTACAACAGTCTTATATTGGTGATAATTTAATCCATCCCAATAAGGATATTGCGATATTGATGAACTTGGGTCGGCATTCATATTCTTACCCCTATTTTGGTAAGACCAAGCTACAAGCGTTAAAATATCACTAACCAAATCTGGTGGTAGTTCTCCATATCCAGCTTGATACTTAATGTCGTAATACCCTTGTGAGTATAACCAAACCTTACCACCAATCACTTCATATTCTTCATTTTTGGTTAGGGTTTCGCTCATATTAATGCCCGTTTTCATCACTACCTCATCCACACAATTAAGTGGAGAGTATGGCAAGTCAACCATCCAAACATTTGGCACAGTGCCAGTGAGTTGAATATTTGCTCTTATTAACTTATTTGTCAAAGACCTTCCAGTCAATAATTCAAGATGCTTCCTCGCACTTGAGATTAAATTATCTATTAAAGAATCGTCAGAGGTATAATCTATCCTCATCCAATTCTTTGCATCCGTTCTACTTACTGGCTCAACCACCGCATCAGCTAAAATGGTTATCCCGTTTATATATATCGCCATTACTTGTAATATTTATCAACCATTTCTCTGAGCCAGAGTTCAAATTCATCAAGTGCTTTTCTTGGGTCGTGGTCTTTCGCTCTTTTTCTTGCTCTCCTTGAGGCTTCGGCATATGCCTTTTTTTCATCCAACTTTGCAATTGCTTCAACCCAGCTTTTAGTGTCATTACGATCTTTTATAAATATACCAGCATAGCCACAATTCTCAACCAACCCATCCGCATTACTACAAATCACTGGAATCCCATTACACATAGCCTCCGTAGCAGTTCTCCCCCACGATTCATAGTCACTTGGCATCAACAAGATTCTTGTAACACTATATATAGGCTTAATATCTGCCGTATTTGGCACTATTTTAAGGTTTGGAAGGTTTGGTGTCACTTGCTCATCATAACTCCCCAAAACGCCTAAAAATCGCTTATTTGGCAATGCCCTTGCTATGCTTTCAAATATCTTACCGCCTTTATTCTCATTTAAGTTTATAAGTGTAATATATTCGTTATCCTCTGGGTCTTTGCCTAAGTCGTAATCTCTAAAATTAACGGGAGGCGGTATTGTAAAGTTATCCCATTTGTAGTTTAATTTCCTCTTAATCCATAATGAGTTATAGACAATGTGTTGTGGAAATCGTGCATTTTCAATCTCTGGGTACTTATGGCTATTATGTATTAAATGAAATACTGGTTTTTTATACAACCCAGCAGCACCAATTGTCCATTGTGTATAATCTAAATGTGTAAAGACACAATGACTCCATCTAAATAAATTCTCAATCACATTTGGATTTGGTGGAAATACATCAACCCCATCGAAACAATAATTATTTTTTATTTTATAGTGGTTAGCTTGATGCAATAAAACCCTAACATTATGCCCTTTAGCCATCAAGTCTTTTGCCATATTATGCGCCATCCATTCCGCACCACAATTATGAACGGGAGGGTATAAGTGTATGCTAAATAGTATATTCATATTAGTTTATTAGCACTTCCATTAAAAATCTCTCTATAATCTGCGTAGTGATCCCATAAAGCACTTTGATGTGGCTTCTGCCAAGCTATCATAGGTGCTATTATATAGCTATTCCCTCTTGGATGAACATTCTCCTTTAACCAATCATCAAACATCACTGATGTGTCTGTATAAGCCTCACAAATGGCTTTTGGATTATTAAATATCACTGCGTGTGTTGTCCAACATCCAAAAGTTCTATATAAATTCTCACTATATTTCTCAATAGGTGCTACAAGGTTTGCACCTAAATAGCAAATCTCCCAATCATCAGGAAGTTGTCTTAAAGCATCTATAAAATGCTCGTTCTCTCTTATATCAACGTCATCCTCAAAAAAATATAAAACATCATCAATCTCCTTGCAAATATTACTTATAGAGATGTTAAATGATATCTTTGGGTTGGAATGCTTTTCGGCATACACAACCTTTGCTTCTATTCCTAATTTATTAATCTCACTTAATGCGCCATCAAGTGTAGGTGATCCTTCGGTAGTAAGTAGTCTAACTTTCATAAGTTAAAATAAGGGGAGAGAAAACTCCCTCCCCTATATTTATAAACCTTAGATAGCACCGTAGATAGCAGCTGAAGGCTGGAACTGCAATAGTTCGCAACGAGCCTCGGCTCTGAAAGTGATAAGGTTCTTGATGAAATCATCTTGATCGAACTCGGTAGAACGAACTGCAAGACCGCTTTGCTGAGCAATAGCGAACTTAGTAGTGTCCATAACGTAGATCTTAGAAGCAGTAACCAAAGAGTGAGGGATAACTGGTACACCTACGATTCTTACGTTACCATTGTTGTCGATAACCATTCCACCAGGAAGTGAATAGTCACTTGGCTTGGTTTTCAACATAGCTGCCCAACCAGCGTGAGTAGTCAACGCAAGGTTTGGAGTCCAGTTCAATGCACCAAGTTGTGCAACGTAGTCGATGAACTTCTCAGCGGTGTTAGCACCAGAAGAAGAACCAGCAGTTGCAGAAGATGCGATAGCGTTAAGATAATAAGTATCTTCAGCCTTTTGGAAATCTTCAATCAATGACTGCTGAAGGTATGCTTGTAAGAATGGCAAATCATCAATCATTTGACGAGATACCTTAGCATAACCAGCGATGAAAGACAACGCAGTGTTTACAACTGTTACATCGTAATCAACTTGTGGCTTTGCAGAACCTTCAGTTTGCTTACCGAAAGAACCTTCACCTACTGGAGTGTTACCACGAGGGAAAGACACAGAACCAGTTGATACTGGGATGATGTTAAACACACTTCTAAGGTGTGGGTTAACGAAAGAACGCAACGCTGGGTTATCAACGTAAGAAACGTATGCATCACCAGTCAAGTTGCTTGACAACAACATTGTGCCAACTGCTTTTAAATCAATGTCAGCAGAGAACCCCTTACCATTGTTACGAACCGCAGCTTTGATGTCGTTGTAACCTTTCTCGATTGCATTACCAATCTCAGCTTTGATGTTGTGGATATGCTCAGAGTAAGACTTAGCAACTTTTTTCTCAGCGTTTGCGCTCAACTTACCGAAAGCAGCCTTAGCGTCTTTCACTTCGTTCAATGCTTCAGCAAGAGTCTTGTTAGACTTCTCCATTTGCTCGTTGATTTGCTCTACCTTAGAGTCAAATGCCTTTGCAGCCTTCTCGGTTACTTGTGCAACCTCAGCTTTTTGTTCTGCCAATTTTGATTCGAGGGCAGATTCGAATGCTTTTAAATCGCTCATTTTTTAGATTTTATTAATTATTGATATAAATGAACCCACTGGCAATTCAGCTTCTTTTTGCTGCGGCTCTGTCGCAATGACTGGAGCAGTGCTACTCATCATCTCTATTGCTTGTGCGAGTTGTTTTACTTTTATTAAGCATAGGTCGATTGTCTCATCTGTGACATCGCTATCACGGATAAACTTCTCGAATGCTTTGATTTGATCTTTTACTTGTTCTACGTTACCCATATTTTTTAATCCTAATAATGGTGTATTCTCATTTGCGCCCCAAGCGGTTAAACTTGAGCCTTCAAACAACATTACTTCGTGTATCTCATTAGCAGTTGACCCTTTTTGCTCTCTCAGTGTTTTAAAACCAATGCTATGCTCTGCAATCAGTCCACTCTCTACCATCTTGATAAAGTCCTTACCAAGTTGGTGAGTGCCTATTTTTGACTCGTAATAGAGTCCATAACTATCTTCTTTAATTACGATAGGCTTTCCCAATGGCTTAGACGGGTCGTGGTTTAGTAAGTGCTTAATCCTACCCTTTGCCTCTGGTCCCCAATCTTGGATTGACCTTTTAAATGCTCCAGGCATAATGATGTCACCATCACTATCTACCATACCAAAGGCAGAGAAGTAACCACTTACTACCCCACTTTTCGCATCAACATCTTTTACTTCTAACCCAAAAGATTTGTAATTGTAAATCATATTCTTTTTATTATCTATTTGTTCTAATTTGCTTATTGCCCAATTTATCCCAGCATCACCTCCCCAAGCATCCCACATTATGCCACCGCATCCTTCCTCATAAGTCACATCTTTGTGTTGTTGATGTCTCTTAAATGATGCCATCCTTGCAATGGTATCTCGTGACAATCTTTCACGATTTGCAAGTTGCCTTGCTCTTGTCCATCCCACGTCAGTACCACAAGTGCTGCCATTCTCCTCTTTGTATTTTATCGCCCTCTTAGCATTGTTAGTCGCTGCCTCTGGATAGTCGTTGTAAGTGTCCGCTTTTTCTTCTTTTCCATTCTCTGTCTCCTCTGCCAAATAAGCCCTATAAGCCGAGTCGGCATTCTCCCTTGTAGTATAGATACATTCACCATCGCCTATTCTATATTTTCCGTTTGAACAAAGTGTTACTGGCATACTTACTCTATTGTTGCGGCATCAAGCCTTGGTTTTAAAATTAATCTCCCATTCCTATCACGTTTTGGTATAAAACCAATCGCACATCGGCAGTTGATTGTAAACCCAGCGGGTGCAGTAATGTCTCCAGGTTGCATTGCACTAACTTGTTGACCTTCCTTACCCACCGATGTAAAAGGCTCATCATAACCAACTATCACACCATCCAAAGCAACGTGATCAAAAGTGTCCTCTGGGATTCTCCTCGTTCTACTATCTCTCGCACTTATCCATTGCTTATCCACCTCAAAGTCGTGTGCCTCCGCTCCTTTCATTGCTCCTATATTACTTGCTCTCATTACCTCGGTTCTTGCTATCCTTCTTGCTCTAAAAGCTGAGTAATTTAACTGCTCATCGCTCTTTAGTAATCTTACAATCTCCTCAATGCTCAACCCTTCGTTTATACCCTTAGTCACTATATCATTCATCTTCTTTTTTGTAGTAGATGTAATATCGGCAACTAAAGTAAACCCTTGTTGAAATAAAAATTCAATCACCGCAGTTGTCCACTCCTTATTAAATCCAAAAGTGTCAGCTTTACGATTTGCCTCAATCTTTAGGACTCGATAAGTGGCATTACCAAAAGTTACCACAGTTTCCTTATACATTTGTTCAAAGAGCCTTGTTATCTCCTTATCCCACACATCCAATCCCAACCTACTCCTCGCACCACTCACACCATATCTATTCACATCACCAGCAAACTTCACAAACTGCTTATAAATGCTATCTTTTAGTTTGTTAAAGTATTTAGCCTCAATTTCCCTCCTCAATCGCTCCACTTTGAGCCAATATGTCTCTCTCTGCTTTGCGTTCATTTTCTTTTTTTAATTTCTCAAATAATGACCTACGAACCTTGTTCATCATCTCTCGCTCCACTTGACAATTCCTCTCGCTCAATGTCTTGGGATATTGTGTCATCACTTGAGTCCATAGTATCACTTCCGTTTGTGTCATCGTAAGTTAAGTCCATTGCTACTTGATCTAACACCACCAAACCTTGGTTAACATATGAATACTCATACGCACCAAACTTAGGCTCGTAGTTCATTGCCACTCGCTTCTCATCCATTGTCAACCAGTTCGCATCTCTTAAAACACGAGTCATTCTCTCCATATCTTGTTGCATCTCTGGGATTGATGTAATATCAAAATCAATATATACATCCTCACCATATATCGGCAACAACCATCTATTTAACTCATCTCTCAAAGTGCTACACAAAGGAATGATTGTATTTGTCATCATATCCCT